TAGGATAAGGAAGGAGCATGGCATGTCGATCTGGAGTCCTGAGCAGCGAAAGCAGTATGAGGACGAGTTGGCCGAACTGACCAGCATCAAAGGCTGGGAGGACCACCTGTTTATAGACCAACAGGTGCAGGCAGCACGTCGGGCGTTGAGGAAGATGATGGATGAGTACAAGGGCGCTATTCGGATGGTCCTAGATGCGGGAACGGGCGAGGAAGGTTACGACCCCAGCGATAGCGAGATATGTGATGCGATTGACTGGGAACTCCTCAGGATGTTGGCGGAGGACGATGAGGTCTAGGAATGTATCCTAGGATAAACAATAAAGGAGGCCAGTGATGGCTGTTGAGCATTGGGGTAACGGTGGCATGACCATCACCGGGCGGGATATTCACCGGTTCAGGTGGATCACCGTGAAGCACGCTTTGAAGTTGGAGGTGGACACGGGCATAATGGTGAAGGGCCGGTCTGTGTTGCCTGTTGCGAAGCAGGTGGTGGAGGAGTTTGGCCTTAAGCCTGCGCGTACGAAGGTGCTGGTGTTGGGTCAGTTGACTGATTTGTTGGAGCGAGTGTAGTATGTATCCTAGGATAAGGGAGGAAGGGTATGGGAGTTGACCAACACCGGGCTATCTGTTATGACGATGAGGGCCGGTTTGATTGTTGTTGTGAGTTGCGGGCTGCGATGGAGCAGGTCCGTGAGGGCCGATGGGTGTGGGAGGAATACCCGCTTCCTGAGGACTTTGGGCCGGATGACTGGCGCGAAGTTGAAGAACATATAAAGGAGGAAAGCAAATGAGTGATCACATGGAGCAAATGTTCCGAAGCCAACGGATAGATACCTTGGAGAAGCGTATCGGTTGGTACAAGGAACAGATAGAGCAGTTGAAGGCAAAGTTGGATGCTGAACGTGTGGCTGAACAGCAGGAATGCTACCCGTGGGAGGGGCTGGATGGTCCGATCAACACGATGGGCCTTGGTGAACGAATGACTAATGCATTGAACCGAATGTGTTGGGGTCGGAGAGGCGGACCGGCTCAGCCCGCGACCGTGCGTTCGCTGTTGGCGTTTGATTGGGATGACCCGTTCATCATGGTTTACGATGGTGTGGGGGAAAAGACAGTGGCCGCTGTCAAACTGTGGAAGGAAAACAACAAAGACAAGGAGGAAAGCAAATGAATGATGCAGAGTTTGACCGTGCACTAGGTGCGTGGGAGGACAGTCAACTAAACCGTCACCTAGCGGGAGAGGAGGCGTGGGAGAAAGCCTACGATGAGGCGTGGGATGCTGTTTGGGGGTTGAAACTGACTCAACTGTACGAGATAGTGCCCCCGACCATAGTGAGGGAAATGGAGGCGGTGGCGGAGGCTATGACGGCTCATGTTGCCGAACTGATGATGGAAGGGAAATGGAATGAGTGAACCTATGCGTCGGCCTCGTGTCGGCGAGATAATCGTGTACCACCTGTTCAGTGGGGCGGTGCGTCAATGCCGGGTGACCGCAGTTTTTGATGATGTGAAGAACGGGTACCCCGGTTTTGATGCTGTTGCCACGGGCGACATGCCGTGTTGGGGGTATGACGATCAGATTGTGGAATATCCTAGGATAAGTGAGGTGGGAGTGGAATGAAAGTTGACGTGCAGCCTGAGGCCAACTGGTTCAGGTTGTCTACTGACCGGAAGGTTGCGTTCTTTGCTAGGCCGAAGGGTGATGTCGTGACGAACGGCTCACCAGACCCCAACTCGTTTGGGCTGCCCGTCGGTAGGGCGTGGTCATGCAAGGATGCGACCGACTGGTGCGAGAACGTCTGTTATGCGGATGTGCCGTGGCCCAACGTGCAGGCCCTGTTGCATCACAACTGGAGCATGTACCAGCAGAACAAGCACAGCGTGCACCGGCTGGTGGGGATGCTGCGTCCGTTGATTGAGGAGTCGCGCAGGTGGGCGCGCAAGCGTGACCAGCCGCATGTGTTCCGGTGGTTCTGGGCTGGTGACATTCCGGGCCGCAACTTTGCGACCGCTATGCGTACCGTGGCTCTGTTGTATCCGGACTCCACGTTCTGGGTGTACACGAGGAACTATGATGCGGTGCCGTCGCTGGGGCCGGTGGAGAACCTGACGGTGTACCTGTCGGTGGATTGTGACAACGTGTACGCAGCGATACCGGTGAAGGCCGCTAATCCGTGGGTGCGGTTGGCGTTCTGTGGCGACACTTGGGAAGAGACTGAAGATCTCGCTGCCCTGTTTGAGGGTGAGCGTAAAGGGCCTCGCTGCCCCGAGTTGACGGGAAAGATCCCGTTGCTCGTGTGGGGTGATGGGGATACGGGTCGGGGGGCGTGTGTCGAATGCGGCATGTGTTTGACCGGCATAAACAACGTGAGGTTCGCCTCAGGAGGATAAGCGATGACTGCAACCAAGAATCCGTTTGGCAAGACCCGGAAGGTGCACGATCCCTATGCGGTGTATCGGGGTCACCATGGCTGGGAGTGGCGGGTACTTAAGACGTACCAGCGTCCGGACAAGGAGAAGAACAATGCGCATGCGCGCTGGTTGTGTGCGGTGAAGTCGCCGTACACGTTCGACTCTTTTGACATAGGTGACACGTACATCCGTGAGGTGGTGGGTTCCAGCCTGTTGGTGGATGCTGACAAGGAGTGGGAAGAGCACTATGTCAATAGTAGCAACTATCCACGATAATATTATCCTAGGATAAGGAGGAAATGACATGGGTAACCATGAGATAACGATAGGTGATGCCAGCGTCACCTTTGAGCAGGTCGAAGTGGAACTAGACTACTCCGACATATTGGAGAACATCGAAGACACCATCGCAAGCAGGGTGTCGGACCAGATTGGTGACGAGGCGTGGGATGCCGTGCGATATCAGGTAGACGACGCCGTCACGGAATGCTTCGACAACTATGAACCCGACGTGGACGTGACCGACGGCATCAGGTCACTGCTCGGCGAGTTCAACGACACGCAAGAACCGTGTTCCTTGGGGGAGGAGTTCATCGGGGCGGTGCGCAAGGCGTTGGCTTGGGATGGAGCGCGCTTCAAGGAGGAGGCACCGTTCTCGCTGACCCTAGACTACGGTTGGGTACAGGAGGCGATAGCCAAGGAGATCAAGGTGCAGTTGAAGGGGATAGTCCGACGGCTGATCGACGGGGAGTCGCCGGAGTTGGCTACCGACCTGCTACCGCCCCAGTGACGCTCTATCCGACCGGCCCGGACGATACCCTGACCCGTGAAGAGTTGCTGAAGATACGGGACCGGGACGCAAAGAAGATGCGTGAACGCTGGGCCAAGCAGAAGGAGGAAGCCGATGAACGAACTGACGATTGAAGGGTTCGTGTTCTACCTGTTCTGGGGGTCGGTGCTGATGCTGGTGCTGGGATTCTCCATGTGGGTGTGGGAGACTGTGGCTGATGCGCGTCACCGGAAACGGTTTTGGCGGGCCATGGAGAAAAGGAACCGGGATTGGATTGACCGAGACTGGGACAACTAGAGATCTTTGCCTTCGGGCAGGGACCCGACCGGGACATGTGATGTTTCGTTCGGGTAGACAACCAACAACAAGAAAGGTTACACACCATGAGTAACATTTTGGAGGCGCTACCCTCCCGCAACAGGGCCAGTAACTACAACTGGAACCTGTGGCTGGACGGGCGTGTTCACGAACTGGTGGACGGTGAGGATTACACCGTGAAACTGGAGAGCATGCGTGCCATGGCGTTCACGCAGGCGAAGAGGATCGGGGTGCCTATCGTTACCCGGCGCACCGATTCCGGGCTGGCCGTTCAGGCGGACCGTGTCTACAACACGCATACGTGGTAGTAGTCAAAGACGAGGATGGCAACAACCAGACCCTGTACCCCATTGTCGAAGTACGTTGGGGAACGTACGACGAGTGGGCCTCTGCGGTCGCTGAACAGATCGAATGGTCTGAGATGCTACGCTCCGAGGTCATAGCGTTGAATGCGGCGCGCATGCGCAGGCAGATGATACTTGGGGAAATACAGGAAATGGAATCAAAGTTATCCTAGGATATTACACATAAAAGATCGTGGGGGTCGGGGTATTTCCCCTCCTTTCCCCCGGCCCCCACACCACCTTTAGGAGAATAAAATGTCGGAAGAAAGCGACGACAATCAAGGCAAAGGTGAGGCGACCTTCGCCCCCGGACAGGACATTTTCGACACGCACGACGAGGAATTGAAAACGGTCGGCGAGTACCTTGAATGGCTGCAAAAAGGCGTACAGTTCAGCACCGGAGTCCTGTATCAAGTCGTAGTAAAACTCGCCGATTTCCACCACGATCAGGGACTGGCACACATCCGGTTCATGGAATCGCTGGCCGAGATGCTACCCAAGGCCGACGAGGACGACCCGGACGGCGACGGCCCGCACCTGACGGTCGTGGAATGACCCGGCGTGTACGCAAACCATATGCATATGGCATATGCCCAGCCTGTAGGGCTGGGCTATGCATATGGCATCCACCACTGCCGTCAGGAGGTATGCTAAGGTGGAACCAGTGACCGAAGACCGGATCGTTCTCAGGCAGTCGTGGCTGGGCAGCATGTCGCTGTGCCCGGAGCAGGCACGCCAAGTCTGGCACGGCCTCGTCCCCGAATCCGATTCGACCAGCACCGCCATCGGAACCGCTGTCCACTACGGGATCGAACAGTGCCTCAGCGAAGTGATCCGAACGTCGGCACCGCTGTCGCTTGAAGAAACAATGGAAGCCTCAATGGAGGAATGGGGAAGAAAGAAAGAAGACATCGACCGGTGGAACATTTCAGCAAACGTCGGCGAAGACACCGTGCAGAAGAACACGACTGCTTGGTGGAACGAGGTGCGCCCCACCATAAAACCCAAGGCGGTCGAATGGAACTTTGAACTACCCCTCGTGGTCGATCAGAAGCCTGAGATCTGGCTGCGCGGCACCGTCGATTGCGTACAGGAACACGGGTTGCCGGTCATCGACTGGAAGAATCCGAGTCGCAAGCCGAACAACTTCACGTCGTCGGACCTGAAGAAGTGGTCGGTGCAGGCAGCAGCCTACACTTGGGCGACGGTGACGGCGGGGGTGGCTGCTGAGGGCAGCGGCTTTGAGTTCGTGCACTTGTCTAAGGGTGAGGTGACTAGGACCCTCACAGAGTACGGACCTGTTGAGTGGGCCAGTCTGGTTGCGCTGGCCCGCTCAGCGGGAACACTATTGTCCGCAGATTTGCCAGTGTGGCCTCTCCGCATGGAGGGGTGGCACTGTTCACCAAGGTGGTGCGGGGCATGGAACTCATGCCGTGGCAGGTTTGCGGGACCAGATCCATGGAACCAACTGTAAGGAGAAATACCATGGCAACTAGCAATGAAATACGGGTAACCGTTTCACGCCGCAGTGTGGCGCAGGTCGCACCTTATGAATCGGAGGAAGCGTCGGCTTCTATCGAATTTTCGATGGACGCCGGGTCCTCTGAGGAAGACGTGACTGGCAGCGTGCAGGCGTGGGGTGACCGGCTTGCCACCGCCAACTATGAGGCGCTGGGTGTCGGCTACGAGGTCACGGAGGTGGCCGTTCGACGGTTGCAGAAAAGCGTTTCCGGGGGCAACCAAGGTAGTCCCGTGGCTTCCGCCCCGGCACCAGCAGCCGCACCATCCGGGGGTGGTGACGCGGACGATCTGTGGCGGCACCTGATGGACAACTCCGACCAGTGGTACACCAACTGGCCGCAGCAGTTGGACGGTGCAGAGAACGCCGCTAGGCCCGCCTACCGGCGCAAGTCGGACGGCAAGGGGCTGTGGTTGGCCCGCAAAGACAAGAACGGCACCCCGGCGTTTCCGCACTGGTTTGTCGATCCGGATTCCGGCAAGGCTGGCGATGCCCTCGCCGAGGTGGGTCGTCAGATCCGCCAGAAGGCCAACGCCAACTAGCGGGGGTTGGTTAGAATATCCTAGGATAATCTGGTGGCAACCCTCCACTCCGAAGAGGAAGTAGCCCGTCGTCTGGCAGATGCGAAAACCCTGCCGGACGCGGGTGAACCCTCTGAGGGGGAACCAGAAGAAATACAGGTGGAGCGCCCTAAGCGTTTCGCCCTGACATCGGCTGTCGTTGACAGTCTGGTCGGGTTCATCAGCAATCCGACTGAACGGTGGTATCTGGGCTTCCCGGAGTTCGACATCGCTACCCGTGGCGTGGGCCGTGGCGAAGTGATGATGATTCTGGGGCGGTCCCACACCGGCAAGTCGCAGATCCTGCTGAACAGCATCGTGTGGAACCTCGTCAATCAGCATGACGCTCATGCGGTCATCTTTTCGCTGGACGAACCACGCGAACTGGTGTTGATGAAACTGTTCTGCCTGCTCAAGGGGCGTTCGTCTGAGCAGGTGGAGGAAGCCATCAAGCAGGGCGACAAGGACATGCTGTCCGACTTGGAGCGTGCAGCGACACAGGAACTGTCCCGTGTAGCCATAGTCGATGAGGCGATCCATCTGGACGAGATGGCGCGTGTCATGGACGAGGCGCGTGCATGGTGGGGTGTCGAACCGTCGTTCTGCATGATCGACTATCTGGAACTGTTGCCGGGAGGGGACGCCGACTCTGTGGGCGTGACCTCCAAGGCGCAGGCTGTGAAGCGGTGGGCGAAGACGCAGCGGGTACCGGTCGGCCTCGTGCACCAGTCGGGGCGGGGCACGTCCCCTCCGGGGTATGCGGCAGGCTTGTATGGCGGCAGGTACGGCGGGGAACACGAGGCTATCTTCGTACTGGAGGTGTATCGGAAGAAGGACCGAACCGACCTGTCGATGTGGGAGAAGGAATACCACGCCAACAGTGTCAACATGAACCTGTGTAAGAACAAGCGCACCGCCCGCCTGTTGGATCAGACGTACTATTTAGATCCGGTAGCGGGGCATGTGCATCCGTACCATGAAGAATTGATTCCGGAGACACGGGACCGATGAGTGCCGACGAATATGTGACCAAGGAGGTTGTTGAGGGTTTCGCTTCCCTGTTTCAGGGCGGTTCCATGGCGAAGTCGCACACCGACGGCGGGTTCTTCCCGATGGAACGACCAGACGGCTCCCATTACGAAGCGTCCGGAGACACCTTTTACAGGGCCGTAGAGGGCCACCTGCTGTCAAACGGTGAAGGTGTCGGCGTTTACCCCCTGATCGCCTTAGAGGACCCCACAGGGGCTCCTGAAGCGTTTGTGGTGTGGTGGGGGTGCGTTGACTGGGACGAGGGGCGTGAAGAATCGTACATCCACGCCAAGAACGTGCACCGGGTCCTCTCCCAAGTAGGCGTCACCGGGTGGGTGGAACGGTCCCGATCCAAGGGGTTCCACCTGTGGGTGTTCTTCACCGAACCAATGGCAGCCCGCATCGTACGCGAAGGGCTGATCGGTGCCTGCGACATAGTTGACGCCCCCACCAAGGAAGTCAACCCGAAACAGGTCACCCTGATCGGCAAGAAGATCGGCAACGGTGTCAGGCTCCCGTACCACGCCGACCGTGACCCCGGACAGAACGAGGTTGTCAACCCGCTCGCCACCTATTCGCAGATACCGCCCCACGCCTTCGTTGAACAGGCGCTGAAGGGCCGCATCACCCCGGAGGATTGGGAACAGGTTCACGAACTGTACCGGCGCAACGAACCGGCACCAGTGAAACGAACCTCGTACAGTTACACCGGACGCAGGCTGACCGGAATGTCGGAAGCGATCCGACGCAACGGGCCACGGCGAACCCCCGACAAGCCCCACGGCGACCGGTCCATGACCCTGTTCAGCCTCGCCTGCCACATGATCCGGCAAGGATACGGCGACGGCGACGTGACGAAGGAACTCAAGGAAGCAGACGAAGACTGGGGCGGCAAGTACGCGAAACGTCCCGACGGCGACGAACGACTACACGGGATACTGGAAGCAGCCCACAAGGAGGCGTGGCGAAACGAATGAAAAGTTTCTTTGTCAGAATAGAACGGCGACCGAAGGTGAAGGCACGGCCACGCCACAACAAGAAAGGGCAGGTGTTCACACCGAAGGGAACATTGGACGAAGAAAAGGAAGTCGCGGTCGCATGGCAGAAAGCCAAAGGCCCCAAGTTCACGGGGCCGGTCGAACTCCTCGTTGCGTACACCCCCGACGCCACCATCCTGACGGTACGTGAATCACCCCACAACGCCAAGACCCTGAGGGGAGACTTGGACAACTACCTGAAACTCACATGCGACGCACTGAATGGTGTAGCGTGGGAAGACGACGGGCAGGTCGTCCGCATCTCCGCAGTGAAAGTAGATCGCCTTGATACTGATTGAACTAGACCCGTGGGAATACGAATGGGCATCCCACGTCGGCGCAAGACGGTTCATCGAAAACTGGGGCAAACGCGACGCCCCGCACTACGACAAGAAACGCATGGAAGACGACCGCACCGCACAGGTTGCCGCCTGCGTCGGAGAACTCGCCGTCGCCAAAGCCACCAACCAGTACTGGTCCGGACACGTCTGGCACAAGAGCGACCACGCCACCTACCGGCACCTCCCCGATGTCGGCACCAACATTGAAGTACGCAGGGTACGGACCAGCACGTCGGCGGCTGTACGCAAACGGCAACTCGGCAACAAACTGACACTGTTCGTAGTCAAACCCGTGGCCCCAGAGTTCCGCACAGTCGAAATGCTAGGTTGGATCAAACACGACCAAGCATGGAAGATCGGAGAACCATCAGGGTACGACCCGGAAGGAACCCGACTAATAGCGGAGGAACACCTCAAGTCCGTGTTAGAATGGAAAGGCTAGTGAACGCAACCAAGCAACCTTCACAATCAGGTTACGCTTGGATGCACAATGTCAAGATATGTAGAATACCCGTTCGACCCGCAAAGATACGCCCACAAGGCACATACACGGAATACCGGACCAATGACAGCGGTACGTCCGCTGACCGAAATAGAACTACTGATGCGGTTACCGCCGCATGCCACCAGCGAAGTTGTTCCAGTAGCCCGCACCGCAGCGTTGAAAGAACTGCTCGGGCGCACCATAGACGACCTTGACCCCGAAGACCGGTACATAATGGAAGAACTACTGATAGCGGGAAGGTCGCTGCGCAAAACAGGTGCCGTCCTTGGGATACCGAAGACGACGCTGGCCCGCAGGAGAGACAGGATTCGCCGCCACCTGATGACCCTCTTGATAGACGAGCCGCTACTCAGGGACTGGCTGACCCGCTAGTTGTTGTCCGGGCTGCCCGTCAGGCACTGTCGGATCATCCCCATTAGGGAAGTGATCCATACCCCCCACGCGTATGTGGCATCCTCTACGCCCTCAACGCCAGCATGGAACGCCGCCAACAGTGATGCGGCTTCATCTTCGTCAAAGACCAGCAGCACACCCAACAGGCCGTCGTTTGCCCACTTGGCGTGCGTACCGTCCATCACGTCGAAGACGTGGGCGTTGTCTTGCAGGGATTCGTACACCTCCTGTTGGATGGAGTTTCCCTGAACGTCCAGAAACTCAGCCCACTGGGTGTCGATCTCCCCGTCTTCCACGTCTAGCCCTTAACGCGATCCTGAGCGTAAGTCTTGACAACGCTGATCGTCGCAGCAACCGCCGCAACGAGAGCCGTCTTCGCCGACGCCAAGTCCGACACTACGAACACTGCTAAAAAAGCCTGCGCGAAAGTCCACGCGGCACGCTCCAACATGTTGCTCACTTCTTCTTCCCCTTGTTCGACCTACGCGCATGGTCATGCGCTATTGCGGCAGCCTGATCCCTCGGATAACCCTCAGAGATCAACTTGCCGATATTGCGTCCTATAGTGGCCTGATCCTTGCCCCGTTTCAGAGGCACGGTCAGTACCTAGGGCGACGTGGCTTCTTCGGCGCCACCTCAATCACGCAAAGCCTTGCGGGCAGCAGCCCGCGATGGCCCCGCTGGAGGACGGAAAACCGATCCCCGCTCAATCGACGTGACCAGCACACGACGTGCACCGGGTAGCCGGGGTGTTCTTCCATCACGCATGACGCCTACTTTCCGAACGGGCGACCGCCATGAGCGGCGTTACCCAACTTGGTTTCCCGCAGATACGCTGCGGCCTTCTTAGCCTTCTGCGACATGTCCCACATGTTGAATGAGGAAGTCGAATCGTAGAGTTGCTCGTCCTGAGAACCGAAGGTGTCCTCAAACGTCGTGTACCCTGTGCCCTTTGGCATCCTGTTTCCTTACTGTAGAAAGAGGGCGTGGAACGTGTCACCGTTCACCACCCCGTTTGCCTTCAGAAACCCCTGCGATTCCTGAAACGCTTTGACCGCAGCCTTGGTGCGGCGACCGTAAATGCCGTCCACCACCCCGGCGTCAAAGCCCCGATGGTTCAAATGGGATTGCACCACCCGAACCTCCAGTCCACGCGCCCCCCTCCTGAGGGGCTTGCGGCTCATCTTGGCATGCAAGTCCTTGATGTATTGGACAATAGCAGACCAGTCCACGTCAGACGGATTCGACGGCGTTTCCATGCCGCCCTCCACCCAGCCGCCCAGCACGTCACCCGGACACGTCGTGCTGCCCTTGCGTCGGTGCGTAGACACCCACAGCGGCTTCTTGAAATGGGTTTCCGCCTCGGCGATAACGGCTGTTATCGAAGCGAGCGTGTTCTCGGGGACCCGCCTGAAACCGTTGCCGGTGTAGCACACCGAAATGGAACGGCTGTTCAGGCCCTTGGTGGCGGCACCGCGTGCACCCCAGCCCCGGCCCTCAAAGATGGTGCCGGTCTCGTCAACCAGCCAGTTGTAGCCGATGCCGTCCCACCCCTTGGCGAGGTGGTGGCGTTCAAATGCGTACACCGCCGACACCCCCTTGGGTGGGTCTTCCACCCCGGAATGGTGCACGACGACACCCTTCACTCGCCAACGGTGCAGCGGAGAAAACGATCCGTTGCGTGGCGGCTGGGCATCCCACTGGTTTCTGGAAATAAAGAACATCACTGTAAACCCTTTGTTGTCCCGATTATCCTAGGATAAACCTAGCCGAACCCGCCGCCCGACCGAATCCCGCCGCCGTCATCGCCTTCCCGTTCACGCAGTTCCCGCTCCAACTTGTCGCGCCACCTGTTCTGCACGTCACGGGTCTGCCGTTGCACCCCCAACCCGAACCCTGCGGAGAATAAGGTTTCATACAGCCTCTGCTGGTATCGCTCCTCCGACGGGACAACCCTCCGGAGCAAACCCAACTGCGGGATGGAGTTCAACACAAAGTACATGTGCCAATCACGGATCTGCCGTTTGCCGTCACGGGTCCGGGTAAGACCCAACTGATCCAACGCCGGGATCAAACCCACCGTGTTTTCCAACACGGCAGGCATATCCTGAAACCTGCCGCTAAAGGCGTAGCCGCTGGTCAACTGTTTCTGCGCCAGCACCTCTATCCCGGTTTTCAACACCGGAGTCATCTGCCACACCAGATTCTCCCATGTCTCCTTCACCCCGTAGAACGGGTCCCCCTCCTTCATCCGCGTCGGGTCGTACCGATACAAGTCCAGAAACGGCATATCCGGAACCCCGTACACCCGTGCACCAGTCATCGTCCACGGCGTCCGAATCCCAAACGGCTCCAAGAACCAATCCGGCACCATGCCCTTGTCCTCGGTGCCGATCTCCATGTTCTCCTTCACAGCCATCGCCCGGTTGTACGCAGCCGGGTTCGACGCCAACTTGGCGAACTGGTACGGCACGTTCTTCCGGGTCCACACGTAGAACGGAACCAACCGCCTCATCCACGCGGACTCGGCACCCGACAACTCGCTGTAATCAAACTGGGTGCGGGCAATCCGATCCAACGCATCCTCCAAACTGCCACCCCACCGCAACGTGTCCATCCCCACACCCAAACGAACAGTGTCCTCCACCATCGTGTTGACCCTCCGGATGGCACGGTTGAACATGAAGTTTGACGATCCCGGCCCCACCGGCAAGACCGTTCCCAGATTCCGCGCCCTGCGCCCAGACCCGACAGTCACACCACGTTCCATGGTTTCCTTGGTCCGCGACCACCAAGGAAGATCCCCCTGCCGTATCGGGGCAGCAAACGGAGTGGCCTCATAGGCGGCATGACCGCCCCCACGCAGACCCGCCTCCAACAAGCGGACAGCGTCCTCCATGTACGGGTCGGCCTTACCGTTGACCACCGTCAGGTTGCGGGCTGCTTGCAGAAACGAAATGTCTTTCGCTTTCGCTTCCTTACTGATCCTGCGTTGCGCACCGGCAGCCATCACGATCTGGTTCAAATCGACACCGTCCAGATAGGCGTTGAAGAACGCCCCGAACAGGTTGCGGTACACGAACCCCGGAGTAGCGATAACGCCCGCCTTGAACCAGTTCTGCACCTGATCGAACTTGCGTAAGAAGTACATCATTTCAGCCGGGTCCTTCAGGCGAAGCAGATTTGAGTACGCTTCAGCCGCAGCCACCATGTTGGCATCCAACGCAGAGTTGCCCGACGCCACCCGCCAAGGACCAAAGTTCGGCAACCCGTCCTTGACAGCATCGACCAGAGCGTTCATCGTTTCCACCCGGTCACCCATCGGCCTGCCGGGATCTAACGCCTGCTGCAACGTCGTATCAGACTTGCTCAGGAAGTCTTCCAACCCCATTACTTCCCGTTCGGCGCGGGTAACGTCCAACAGTTCCGCTGCTTCACGGCTCAGACTCTGAGCCTCCAACTCTGCCGCCAACGCAGCATCCTTCAACAAGACCCGGCGCGCACGTTCATTCCTCAAAATTCCCCTACTCAACCCTGACGTGCGCTGGTCGATCCCGGCGATCTCCGCCCTCAAAGCAGCCGCCTCGTCGAACAACAGCCGTGCGTCGTCCCTCATTTGCACGACTGCTTCCAGCACCGCCGGAGGGGTAACGTCGATGTTTTCTGGGAGCGGTTCCGCCATGGGGCGTCCCGGCACAATCCGGTCCAACAACCGGTCCTCAACGTCACCCCCACGCAAAGCCTGCACCGATTCCCACATCCGCGCATACTCGGACAGGCCGGTCACGTCTTCGTCTAGAGAATCCAACACCGCTTGCAGGTTCGGTACTTCTTCGGTGATGCCGTATGAAATGAACTCTTCGTGGTCAAACTCCTTGAAGATCCGGCGCGCTTCCTTATACCCTTCACCCCAATCCTTGTACTGCGGGGGGGTTACAAACCCCTCGCCAAAGAAATCAGGCAACGGACGGTACCCCTTCGGGGCTGGGGCCAAATGATTCAACAACACGACTGCCGTTCGCCCATTGCCGTCTTCAAACGGGTGGATTCTCAGAAACTGGCGCACGAACTCTTCGGGATCATTTTTATGCAACCCCGAATTGACAAGTTGCTCCATTTGGCGTGGGATGCTCGCCGCCTTGTTGGCCGACCCCCCGCCCAGAAAAGTGACTTCCGTTGTCCTGTATCCGGGGCGGACACCGGGTTCAATCAGGGCGTGGATCTCCCTGATGTCTGCTTCGGTGATGTCGTCAGTTATCGAACGCGCCCTCCTTAAACCGGCAATCAAATCCTTTGCGGAACTATCGGGCTTTCCTTGGCGACGCACCTCGGCCACGGCCCACTTCTGTTGCGGCAACGGTGCCTCCGGCTGGGCTTGCGCCACCGACCCGGCACGCCGCGCAGCGGCAGCCAACTCGTCAGCACGATCAGGGTCCAACACGCGGGCCAAATCGACAAGATCACCCACCGTCTTATCGTTCGCCATCAACTCCTTGGCCTGCTGCACCGCCAACGGGAACTGCCCCACATACCCTTCCTCGCCACTCAGATACGCCATGCTGCGCCGCACCCCGCCAGACATGCCAGTAAACAAATCATCCAACGAGTTCATATCCTCAGGAGAAATACGACCCAACGCGCCAAGCGCATCCAACCATTCCTGATGCGCAGGAGCCATCTTCCCCACATTGTCAACAATCGCATACGCCCGGGCAGCCAGATCGTGGGCACGCAAAATCAGGGTACGCACATCCTCAGGGACCTCAAACGTGCCCCGCGCCATCGCATCCGCATTCTCCGCATAGAACTGGTTCAACCGGGCACCGATGTACGCCATCTCCTCGGTGATACCCTCCATCTCACCAAAGTTCTTCACCATTGCCGTATTGCTTTCCTCCAACCCACGGAACGCCAACGTTTCCTCAGCATCCAGCAGCGGGGCAGCACCCGGATCTGTCTCAGCGTCAGCCCGCGCCTGCCTCAAAGCAACATTCGCCTGCTCCACCTCCTCCAACTGCGCCTTGGAAGAAACAAACAAAGACCGGGTACGGTTCACAACCTTCTGCAACGCCTTGTCCAAACTGGCGCGCTTCGTCTGCGTGTACGCATCCCACACCGGTCTGGTGGGCGCTCCGGGCAGGTCAAACAAAGTCATCTGGGCATCGTCACCGGCCCCCTCCACGGCATCCCCAGCGACCTTACGCATCCTGCTTACAACGTCGTCGCTCATCCGGAACATGTCGTCCATGCCGACGGTGTACTTCAGGTGCGACATCATGGATTCGCCACCCAACTGCTGCCCCATCCCGCCGCCGTAACTTCTCAACGCAGCCAACGGCCCCTCAAAGATCGGCTCACGAAACGCCTGTTCGGCCACGTCATCAATCTGATCCTGCACCGACATGTACGCAGTGTTCGGATGCCTGATCTTAAACTTCACCGTCACAGCAGGATTCTTGCTACTCGGCTTGCCCAGCCAAGCCTGACCGGAACGATCCCGGTACACAAACCTTGCATCCGCCGCCTCTGCACCCTTCTTGGTCAACTTGACGGAACCACCCGGCTTCCAAGAACGCTGACGCATCGACTGGGAAGTCACATAGCCGCCCTCAAACGCCCCGCGACCCAAGTTGGTGCCGTCGTTCGTGTACACCTTGATGTCGAACAGTTCCCTGCCCCGGTCCGTTAGACGGCGCGGGAAGAACCCCATGCCCTCTTCGGAAATCAGATTATTTTCCTCTGTCCAAACCCGCTCGCCCGACGCCACCCGTTCACCAAACCCGTTGCGAAGAGCCCTGCTCCCATCACCGACACCCTCACGGGTCGTCTTGGCGATACCGACCAGTTGCTCGTCAGTCAGATCCCTGATCTGCTTGGGGAGAACCTTGAACCACGGGCTTGACCGGTTTATCCCAACGATCACCTTCTCCTCGTCCAACCGCAGCACGTCGCCCTGTAGGGCGGCACGCATCCACCGGCCAATCTGCCGTTCCGTGACATCAGCCTTTGCGAGTTGCCTCGTTTCGGTAGCGAGCCGTGACACCAACTGGCGGTTCACCTCGCGGAAGAGCGAAACCTGCCCCCGCGCATACCGCAACGACTGCTCGGACTGCCATGCCCGCACAATCTGGTTCGGGTCACCCGACCTCAACAGTTTCCTGAATATCTCGTCGTTCGGTGACAGCGTGTTCCGGTAGAACTTGGTCAACCCTTTTTGAACGTCCTGCGCCAACCCCGGATTGTTTGCGTACGTTTCGCGCCATCCCTCTGGGGACAACACTGTGGATAACTTGGTGGTGTCTTCGCCGTCGAAATAGTTCCACAAGCGGGAAGCCTTGCCGATTGGGCCGAGCGGATTGCCTCCGACCGGCATGTTTCTCCATGCCGTCAACAGCAGGTCCGACCGTCCAAACATGCGGCCACCCAGAATCGGCTGCGGGGCACCGCCGCGCCCCGGTACCTTCGACAGCATTTCCGCTGTCTTCGCCCCCGCAGCACCAGCACCAGCAATAGGTTTCCCAAGTATGCCTCCACCCGGTATTTTGGATAGAGCGTCAGCAATCTTCGCACCGCCAGCACCAGCCCTAGCCAATCCCGGCACCGCAAATTCGACATGGGATCGGGCGACCTGACCGGCGACCTTCGCCAACCTCGGGTCCAACCCGCGCATCGTTTCACGGGCGGCACGCTCCGCTTCCCGCGATACGGCACGCCGACCCCGAATAGGCCGATAGGCGGGAGGTAGTTCACCACGCCCCTTCAACGCTTTCCGTGCAGCAACCCGGCCACGCGACAAACTTGATGCCGCCTTCGTCAAGTCGGCAGAATCAAGACCAAACGTCAAAGCCTCCGGGGCGTTCCTGACCCGCTGGCTCAACAACGCCGACTTCATCGTCTGAGTACCCGGCACCGAATCAAGAATCGTGCCCAGCCGCTCACCGGTTCTCGTGTTTCCGAACGCACGCCCAACACCGCCAGTCCCCGGCACGCGTAGACGCAAACCCGGTTCCAACCCTGCGGCACGGGCAACAGCCCGACCCTCTACGGTCTTCTGCAACGACCGTTGAATCGTCCCTATCGAACGTCCATCCTGCGCAAGTTTGACAGCATCATCAATCGCCTTCCTTGCGGCGACGGGCTTGATGCCGCTGAAACCTCCCCGGTTCAACAACGTACCAAGGTCGCCCTTGGAGAGGGTCTTCATGTTGCCCAGCATGATTCCGGCACCCTTGTACCCCATGCCGCGCACCAGAACATTGGCGCCACCCAGATACGTCAATGGGTCCAAAGCGACATCACCGATGAAGCCGATGATCCGGTTGTTCCAATCCCCCATCGGATCAAAGTCAAGGTACCGTTCAGCCAGCAGCGACGCCCCCAATGTCGGCCCCACAGGGCCGGTGAACGGCGATGAGAGCATCAACCCCACCCCGATAGTGGCCTTCTCGTCGTGTACAAGATCGCCGAACCCGTAGTTAGATGTGGATTGCCGCCAGTAATCGTCCCAAGACGATTCGCCACCCCAGCCACGGCCACGGGCCGCACCGGCAACGTCCTGAACCAGATCAACGCCTTCCTTGATGGCGCTGACAAGCATTGCCCGTAGCCCGCCGACCACGTTCCCGAAGGTTTCTACGCCGCCACCGATTTCACTGACATCCGGTAGCCGGGGACGCATAGCGCCACCCAGTTCACTCAACAAATTGCCGCGCAGGTTGGGGCGCAGATTGGGGCGCAAACTGGCGACACTCTGAGCCAACTGGTTGCGCGTGGGACGCGGGGGACGGTATCCGGGTTGCCGTGAAGACCTCCCGGCACGCTCCCGCGCCTGTCGTATCTCGCTGTAGGTAGCCATTACGCTACCGCTTATCAGGGTAGGCTTGCTTTACAGCGTCTTTCACAGCCTGCTCTGAAGAGGCGTATATCATGGCGATTCGACCGTTGGCGACTGGAACAGCAGCCCAATAGTTCATACCCAGATTAAACTTGGCTCGCGCATTCGCATCCGGTTCAGGCCCATGAGCGGGCATTGCCTCAGTCATAACACTGCCGCTGTCGTGGACGATGCGCGTGGTGTTACCGTACACAATCCGGTTTGTTACGTGGGCAACAATCTTGGCCTCAGTGACATATTTCTCAGACCACCGCCTGATAGCGTCCGCATACAGGGCCTCCCGCCCATCGGGCTGCTTGACATCGCGCCGGTAGTCGTCGTCCAAGTCGTCGTTCCACTCGTACAGGTCTTCTCGCACGTCACTGCGGTATGTCGGTGAAGCCATGTCCGTCACGGCTATATCCCACGTCACATTAGCATCGACACCGTGAGTCGGAACATCCGGCTCCTCATAGTTCATCTCATCAACAAACTTGGAATACCCATCCGGCGTCATCCACAACTCGCCATCCCTGATCTCCGCACCAACCGGGGGGGACGCCCCATCAAGGAACGACTCGGGGATACCGGTGTTGAACCGTTCAAACGGATTGTACGGATCTTCCTCAACCTCCACGTCCTTCAGGATGCCCAACGCCATCAAATCAGTAGCCAACTGCGGCGACAACGAAACCGTGTCACCGCTGACAGACGCACCCATCGCCCTCAACTCGGCGGCGCTGGAAGTAAACCGTGACAACGGCAACTGATAGGTTCTCTCAGCCTCCTCCTTCGGAGTGATCGGCACATCAAACTCAGTCGGATAGTCCGCCCATTTGATGTTCACATACCCGTCGCTAGCGGGGAACACCTTGCCCTGCTTGACGCTTCCTGTCGAAGCACCCTCAATCGTAAGGTTGCCAAGTTCAATCTGACCGTCCAGCCAATCGCCGTAACCCATGTCGCGCAGCACACCCACATCAGCCCGGAACGACCCAAGATTATCCGCAGGGTCCTCATCCGGAGCGAACATGCGCTCACCCGTCAACTGGAAATACTCCTGAGGAGTACCTTCAAACGGGTCGCCATTCGGCAGCGTCTTCTTGTACGTCTTCTCCGCTTCCTCCGCTTCCTCCGGGGCAGCGAAAGGATACTGGCCGGTCTGCGCCCAATACTCATCCGCCGTCCCCGTAAACGGGTCACCATTCGGCAACGTAGTGTTGATAATCGTGTCGTCACCCGTAGCAGCGGGCGGACTAAACGACCCATCAGTATTCTGCGTATACCCGGCACGAATCAGAACATCCGCCTTCTCACCCGCCGTGTAACCAGCCCACTCGCCTTCGGTAATCATCCCGATTTCCTGCTCACCCGGCAACTCCAGCAGATCACCCAAACCGGCACCCATCAAACCGTAGATCTGATTCTCCGTCATGTTCGGGAACAAGTCGGCAACCGTGTCCGCAGACAATGCCTCTTGGTTAGCCACAAAGCGTTGGTCGGCAGCAGTGATCTCTTCGGCCATCAACATTTCAACGACCTGATCCCGCAACTGGAGCCGATACGACCCCATCATGTTGGAGATCATCGAATCCCGCTCGTCGTGGCTCATCTTGCCGATGCGCCACAGCGAATCAATGTAGTTGTACGCCGTATCGACGGCATCCCCGTGCAGGGCACCGATCATGTCCAACTCTGTTTGAGCCAACCCGGCGTCCACACCCTCAGCCGCCATGATTGCCACAATGTTGTCACGATTCTCGGCACGCGTCTTCTTCGACTTGGTGCGACGCTCCCGGTATGTCGTCAACAGGCGATCCATCTCGCCCGGATTCATTATCTCTCCGGTGATCGGATCAATCGTCCCGTACTGGGTGTCATAGATGGACTGCTCTGCCGCCCGCAGTTCCGCTTCAATGGTGTCTATCTCACCCAACCCAAGGTCGCGGGCCTTGGTGAGGGCATCACCGATTTCCTTCAAACGGTTGTCGATGATGTCGATGCGGTTAACCTGTTCGTCAACGTAGGTCGGTATACCGTCCGGAACGGGGGTGCCATCCTCGCCATCACCGGCAGGCGCATCATCACCGGCAGGCGCATCACCACCGCCACCCGTATCACACGACGTGCCATTCCAAGTACCGCCTATGTCTGCACACATCTGCTCGGGGGTCAGAACTGTTTTGCCACCCGTATCACACGACGTGCCATTCCAAGTACCGCCTATGTCTGCACACTGTTGTTCGGGGGTCCGAACTGTTTCGCCACCCGTATCACACGACGTGCCATCCCAAGTACCGCCTCCTTGGACACACAACTGCTCGGGGGTCAGAACTGTTTCGCCACCCATATCACACGACGTGCCATTCCAAGTACCCCCTCCTTGGACACACAACTGCTCGGCAGTCAACTGCTCGCCAGTCTCTCCGAAGGCCGCAGCGAACTCCGGTGAGTCAATCCACGGCACCGTAGCCGTACCAGTAGCCTCAATGCGGGCCAACGCGCTTTCAACATTTTCCCGTGGGGTGGGAAGCCCCGGTTCACCCGGACTATTCATGTAATCTTCGTCCGCAGCAAGATGTTCAAACCACTCCCGCGACCCAACCCCAGCAAAATCGTCATGCCTCTCACCGGCAACGGTTCCCAACTCTGCCTGAAGAGCGGCATCCCCAACGTCCAAAGACTCCATGCCAAGGAACTGTTCAATGTCGGAAACCGTGTGACCCTGCTCCAAAAGATTTTCTGCCAGATCTATACGCATCTGAATGCGGGGATCAGCCAACGTCTTTCCAGCGAAGAGCGCCGGGTCCAACCCGAAAATCACCTGTTCAGCAGGGACCTGCCCCAAAAGGTCGCCGGGGATGTCGGGATCGCCGAGGAATGCACCTCCGGTGATAGCAGCATCCAACCAAGCCTGCTCGGCGTTGCTGATTCCCGGCGAAACAATGCCCTGTTGCACATACCCTCCGGCATCACCAGCAGGAGCAGCAACAGCAGGAGCAGCAGGGGCAGGAGCAGCAGCAGCAGGAGCAGGAGCAGCAGGAGCAGGAGCCTCATCCGGGGTGGGACCGGCACCGCCAAAAATGTCAGGATACTGTGCCGCTAAACCAGCGAAATCTATCCCGCTCAGATCAGGAGCAGCCGGAACCACCCGGGGCGGTCCACCGGGACCATGCGGCCCCCCAGCATCAGCAACACACTCCCGACCGTTCCAATGCATACCGGGACCACACGCCTCCTGCGCCAGCCCCTCCCAATCAACATTCGCAAAATCTAAGCCAACCATTACGACGTGGCCTCCCGAATCTTCGCAGCCATCTCAGCACGATCAAACGCGGACTCAAACTCGCGGCCATACCGCGACCCAAAGTAATCGTCGTAAGCCCCCATGTCCTCAGTCACAATACTCAGAATCGCCTGATCCAACGCCGTCGTAACCCCGGCACGCTGACGGTCAATAGCCGTCAACAAATCCGACACGCCAACCTGCCTCAACCCAGAATCCTGTAGACCACGGTTAGCGAACTGTTCGTTCAGCCGAGGCAAAGACTTGCGCAGATTCTTGTTTATGTCATACCGTTGAGAAGTAGCCTGACGATTAGCGGCACGCCTCTTGGCGGTCGTGCCAGCCAGCGTAGTCGCCAGCCGTTGACCCGGCGACATTCCCATCGGGCTGCGTACATCGTAATCGGTGGTGTACGGGTTAAAGGCCATTGCTGTCTCCGCCTATCCCCACAATCCCGGCACGTTGGATACCAGAACTTTCTTCGTGGCACTAGCATCCGTGTCATAGATCACGATGTAGTCCGTCGTAGCGATGGTTGCCCCAAGGGCCACGAGATTGCTTGCGTCCACAGAAAGGGCAATCGCCCCGGTGGTCCCGCCCCCGCTCAAACCACCGTCCGAGGGGGTGGTAACAGCAGTAATGTCCCCGGTCGGAACCTGATCTATCCGCTGCGTAATACGTGAAGTCATGTTCTCTCCTAGCCGAAATAGGTGACATCAATAGTGCTACTTGAAGACACCCGAATAAACTTTACGTCATCCAAATCGTCCTGATACAAGTCCAACACGCTATAGGGGTTGATGTAATGGCCGACACTGGCCGTCGGGGTACCCCAACGAACCCTGATCGGCTCCGCACCGTTGGAAACCATTGCGGCAATAGCCCCCGTAGGCCGCGTCAAAGCCACAGCCGTACCGGCAACCGCCACCTGCTCGTCACCGATGGCAGAACCATATTCTGCCGCCGTCCTTCTGATACTCATGCTATGCCTCCAACGCGGCTACCCGCGCCTCCAAGTCATCCAACTTTTCCTGAATCTTCCTGAGTTCGTACTCAATAGGCCGCGCATTCGGCCCCTGCATCCGCCTCGTCGGCTTGTACTCAACCGTCGGCAT